GTACGCAGGATCCCCATTGTCAAGAGCCTCAGATAAGACATTATTTAAGAACAGTTGTTTCGTTTCTTCGAAGTTACAAGTTCCTTTTGTTTTGTGTAAAGAAAGAATCTCTCTCTTAAAAAAAACTTTATTGGAAATCTTTTTAATATCTTCTTTTAACTCAGGACAAGAACCATAATACTTTTTCCAATCAGATTCTTGTTTTACTTTTCGTTTCTTTCCTGGTGGTGTTCTAAAAGACCAAAAATACTTTCTTCCAATGTACGATCGTCCGTTGAGGAGATTGGTAATTTTATAAACAAAACCAAAGTTGTCCCCAATAGACTCACTATCAAAAGTTCGTTCCAAGTAAGTCCAAGGATTCTCATAGCTCATCTTATAGATCTCAATGAGCTATTATTTATCTTTAACGGGAACAAACCTATTCTAGACAAAAAAAGAGGACTTGTCAAGCCCTCCTTAAAGTATTATGTGAGTTTTATATCACTTTTTCTTACGTGCTTCAATCTCTTTGTTCTGCCTCATGATGTCTGCGATACTATTAGAAATACCGGTGAAACCTGCCTTAGAAGGATCGGTTTGCTTCTTAGAGTCATCTTTGTAACCACCAGCAGCACGGGCAGCACGGCGGTTCTCGTCCAACTCAAACTCTTCCTTTGGCATTTTAGCACCAGACTTATGTCTGGTAGTGCCTGAAGAATCAACATAAGTTTCTCTCTCCCTTCTTGGAGTTACATAACCGACTCCAGGAACTACACCCGTCTTACCAGCATCTCTAGCGGCATTTCTTGCTGCTGCTCTTTCTGCCGCTCTCTTGCGATTGCGATCATAAGAACTCATTGCTTCACTCATTTCTGCTTCCATGATTGCTTCAATCTCTTTTACTGTAAAGAGACCGGTTGCTTCCAGATCCTCCTTACGAAGTGCCTTCTTTGAAAGCTGTGCAGGAACCTTTGCACCCTTCACAGGGGGGAATTTTTTATCAAATTTATTCTCAGTACCCTGTGCTTTTTTGACTTTGGTATAAGCCTGGTCAATTCTATCGTCTCGATCTGCTGCCTTTATGCGATTATTCTGTGCCTTTTTGTCTAACTTCTCTGCCTTCTTATCTTTTCTGATAAGTCTTGAGAACCTTGCCTCTTTTGATTGCTCCCTAGCCTTGTCCAATTTTGCTTCTACATCTTTTTCTGCTTTATCCATATAAGAATTCAGAGTGTCAGTAGAAAGTTCAACAAGATTCTCAATCTCTTCAGCAGTGAACAGACCAGTTGCTTCTAGGTCTTCCTTACGGAGTGCCTTCTTGACTGCACCTTTTGCCCTATCCATTAGGGATGGATCTTTAGCAGCAACCTTTACGTCTTTTGCGCTTCTACGCTCATAGTCGGTTGTGGGCTTACCTTTCTCCACCTTCTGCTTGTCAATTTTGGAAAGGGCTCTGCTAATACCATCTTCTCGACTTATAGCTTTCATCTCATGCTTCCTTGCTTTCTTATGCTTACCCTTTTTCTCCGCTTTGAAGACTTTCTTGTACAAGCGCCCGTGGTCGGCATCAGCCTTGTCTGTATAAGACTTTAGTGTCTTGCTAGAGAGTTCATCAAGTTGCTCTACATCTTCACTCATGCGTTTTACGACCTTCTGTGCCTGACGCTTGATGAATCCCTTAATACCACTCTTTGCCTTCTCCTTTGCCTTACCAGGGGCACTCTTGACGGCATCTGCTGCCTTAGAGGCACTGTGTGCTGCCGAACGTCCTGCTCTTCTTACCTCATCCTTAGCAATTGAACCAGCAATTGCAGCACCAGCAGCAGCACCTGCTGCCTTCTTCTTAACGGTATCTACGGCACCCTTTGCCTTCTTAACCAACTCTCCTGCCTTTCTCATTCCATATCTTCTTCTGGAACCCACAGGAGAACCATCTGCCTTCTTAGGAGCAGTGTCGTGTCCAAAAGTAACCTTTGCTTCGTCAATATAAGTATCAGTTGCTTCTTCTACCAGAGAGTATGCTTCCTCTTCCTCATAACCCTCTTCTACAAGTTCCTCTACCAACTCATCAACAACCTCATTGATGATTTCTTCTGTAACTACCTCTTCAGTAGCATATACACTCTGATAGAGATCTCTAAGTTCTCCGTATTCCGATTGTGATAAGGATTTCATTTTAATTCTTTATACCCTTTATATGGGTATTTATAAAAAAAGAGGGTCATTAACCCTCCTCATCTAAATCTTCAAATGCTTGATATGGATCATAATCTCCGAAGAGATATGAATCTGCTTTTGCTGCCTCTCTATATGCGGCATACGAATCAGAGACTAAATCCTGCAAAGGTGTTTTCGGTAACGTCTTGTTTGATTCCTCCAACGATGTAGGATTCAACTTCAGTTTCTTGTGGAGCCACTTGTAAACCTTTCGACGAAATCCAATGTTCCGTCCAGGGGAGTGGGTTATTCTTTGCGGGAATGTCATAGATTGGCCTCAATCCGATTGCTTTCATGCGGCGATTGGCAATCCATTCAACATACTGCTGAAGCAGTTTATCATTCAAACCAATCATAGATCCATCTTTGAACAGATACTCTGCCCAAAGTTTTTCTTGGTTAACACAGTTTTCAAAAGTGCTAATCAACCATTGCTCTTCTTCCTTCGCAATCTTCTTCATTTCAGGATCATCGCCATCTTGCCACTTCTTCAAAATGTTTTGAGTGATCGCCAGATGCTGATTTTCGTCACGAGCAATCAGGGAGATGATCTTTGCACTTCCTTCCATAAGTTTGAGTTCGCCAAATGCAAAACTGCAAGCAAATGAAACGTAAAAGCGAATACCTTCAAGAATATTAACGTTTGCAACTGCTCTGAAGAGTTTGCGCTTGAGTTCATACCTTGCCTCTTGTGCGTATGGGACTTGTTCTAATGCATGTTGCCACTGCATAGAATTATCATACTGATGAGCGGCATTAATGAAATCATTATATGCTTGAGTCACACTCATTGCACGTTCAACTATACGATCATCATTCAGAATGTGATCGAATACATCTGAAGGATCAGAATAAACGTTCTTGATAATGTGGGTATAGGAACGACTGTGGATCATTTCCATGAATCCCCAGACCTCCATACATGCCTCTAACTCAGGAAGTGAGCAGTAAGGGATAAAAGCCATCCCAGGACCCCGCCCTTGTACAGAATCCAGCATGATCTGGTATTTAAGATTGCTGGTAAAAATGTGCTTTTGCTCAGGGCGTAGTGTCTGATAGTCTGCACGATCTTTTTGCAATGAAACTTCTTCTGGACGCCAGAAGTATCCTAGTTGTTGGGTTGTGAGTTTGTCAAAAACTGGATACTTATATGAGTCATATCTTTGAATACCTAGTGGTTTACCAAAGAACATTGGTTGCTTTTTAGTATCTACCTCCTCTGAATTAAAGACGGTCATTGAATCGACCGTTGGACGTTCCTCTTTATTTGTCTTAAATTGTACAAGACTCACACTCTTCCTCCTCGGCGTTTTCTAATTGACTGATTAAACTATCAAGTGATTCTGTAGATTCTTCAACTTCATCAGTCTTGATATCATATGTATTTTGATAATAACTGGTCTTCCAACCGTACTTATATGTAGTTAAAAGATCTTGTGCCATAACTGACACAGGAATTTCATTGTTGGGGTAATGTTCTGGATTGTAACTCCAGTTACCGGAAATTGCCTGATCAAAGAATTTTTGCATCACAGCAACAACATTAATATAACCACGATTGGACCCCATCTCCCAAAGAAGGTCATAATTGTTTTTAAGAGTTGCATATTGAGGAACAATCTGTTTGAGTGGTCCTTTCTTGCTCTTCTTAATGGACAAGTATCCTCTAGGTGGTTCGATTCCATTTGTTGCGTTTGACACAACGGAACTGCTCTCTGAAGGCATTTGTGCGGACAAAGTGCTGTTCCTGACTCCATATGTGAGTACCTCTTTTCTAAGAGACTCCCAATCGTAACGTAACTCATTAGGAACTATTTCATCCACTTCCTTTTTATATGTATCAATGGGTAAAATTCCGTTCCCGTATTTTGTTCGGCCACTATACTCACAGGCACCTTTTTCTTTTGCAAGATTAACAGTTGCCTGAATCAAGTAATATTGGAATGCCTCAGTGAGATTATGAACCAGTTTCCAGGTCTCAGGATCGTCATACTTAAGGCAGTTCTTCGCAATATAATGTGCGAGTCCGATGTATCCTATTCCTAACGAACGACGTGCTCTGGTTGCGATCTCTGCTGCTCTGACTGGATATCCCTGAAAATCAATGAGTTCATCAAGACTCCGAACAGCAAGATCACAAAGAACATCAAGATCCTCAAGATCCCTAATTTTACCAACATTGATAGCACTAAGAATGCAAAGAGCAATTTCACCATTTGGATCGTCTATGTGTTGAAGTGGTTTAGTGGGCAGAGTAATCTCTTGACACAGATTGCTCATCTCAACCTTATCCATAAAGGACGAGTGAGAATTACAATGGTCAATGTTCATGATGTAGATTCTACCAGTTTCTGCTCTTTCTTTCAAGAGATCGAAAAATAGTTCTTGACCACCAATAGTTTTGCGTGGAATAGATCCATCAGATTCATAACCCACATAGAGATCATCAAACGATGGAGTGCCAAAAGCATCATACAGACCTGGAACATCGTGAGGACTAAAGAGTGAGATGTCCTCGTTCTTGATGAACCGTTCGTAAAAGATTTTCGAGATTTGGATAGAGTAGTCAAGTTTCCTCACGCGATTATCTTCTGTACCCTTGTTATTCTTAAGAACAAGGATGTCTTCTATTTCTTGGTGCCAGATTGGGAAGTGGACAGTTGCGCTTCCACCTCGTATGCCA